CCAGCATCAGGAGTGCAAGCCTGATATCCTCGGTGACTACCATGCCGTCCGTATCAAGCGGTGCAATATCTGCCACCGTTTTATAAAGATTGCGATTGAGGTAGGTCACCGCCTTTGCCTCAGCTGCTAGTGCAAAAAGCTCAAGCAGCCGATCTTCTTCCGTGAAGTCACTCTCCAGTCGGCACTGCTGTTTAATTTCTTCAAGTGTCAGCAGCATGACAGCGCCTTATTTTTTGGCTTTTTCCTTCGCTTCAGCTGCCGCTTTCGCGCTGGCTTCAGCGTCCGCTTTTTCCTGTGCTTCAGCAGCGGCCTTTGCTTTGGCCTCTTCTTCAGCTTTCGCAAGCGCTTCGGCTTCGGCTTTTCCCTTCGCCTCATATGCCGCTTTCTCCGCTGCGCTCTCATCCACCTCACTGGCATAGCCCAGCTTAATCAGCTCGCGACCGTGCTGTTCGGTGGTCTCAATGGTGTTGCCTTCGGACACGACCGTGCCGCCGAAGTAATTCGGTTTAATCAAAAGCAGTTTCATATGTAACTCCCGGAAAGGCGGCCCGGAGACCGCCGTTGCTGTTACGCAGCTGCAGCAGGTGCGGTGAAGGAACCGTAAACGAACGCTTCAGGACGCTTAACGGCCAGCGCCAGACGTTCCTCACAGCGGATTGAGATCATGTTTTTCTCAAAGTCGTCGGCGTTTTCAGTGGAGATAACCACGTTGGCATCTTCGCGATCGAAAATCTGCGCACCGGCATTGAATGCGCCGGTCAGGAATTTACCCTGGAAGGCAGCCGCTTCGGTCGCGACAACCGGCAGCCCCCACAGGGTAGGACCAGTCAGCGCTGCCGGATTCGCCAGAATGTAACGACCCAGCGAATCCTTAGTCAGCTCGATCTTCGCCCAATCAATGAAGTGCAGAACATGGCCAGACGCCGGGAAGCGCGCCAGTTGCGCCTGCAGCATAGCCAGTCGCAGATCATCAATACCGCTTTGATTCGCCACGCTGAAGGCAGCAGCATATGCAGATGCCTGCGGAACGATACCGTTCAGGTGAGTGCCAGTGCCGTCACCGAACAGAATCTCCTGCTCTTCAACGTACTTCAGGCCGTAGCGCAGTTCGGCGTCAATTGTCGATTGCAGCTGCGGCATGTCATCAAGAATCTGCTTAGCGGCTTTGAACAGGTGCGCGATGGTGCGGACCGGCGTGATTTTTTCCGCAAAGGTGATGCCGCTGTAAGGTTTAGTGGTGTTCTCAGCGACGGTCGCCGCATTGTTGGTGAAGCCAGTCTGCTGAACCCAGTAGATGGTATTGGACTCAGTACGGCCAGGTGCAATCAGGTCGCGGATAAACAGTCGCTGTTTTGGCTGCTGATCGATACCTGGCAGGCGGTCAGGTGCAACGATCTGGCCCGGCACGTTGACCGACAGCAACGCAGCCTTAACCGGAATGCTCAGGCGCTTATTGCCTTCGATGCTGGCTGAGAAGGCTTTCAGCGCTTCAGAGGAAACAACCTGACCGCCCACCGTTTCGATAACGTTTTTCGCATTCGCCAGCGGCATTTGTGCAACATGCTGCTCCAGATCACCCAGCGATGCCTTCAGTGACTTGTTTGCTTCAGTCAGCGCGTTAAACTCAGTGGCGATTTTGTCTACTGCTTCCTTGGTCTGCGCGGAAAGCTGACCAGAGTTCTTCGCTTCCTTAAGCGCGTCTTCAGCCTTCTGACTGAAGGTGCCGGAAACTTCTTCCAGCTTTGCAGATACTTTTTTCAGTAACTCATTTACGTCTGACATCGTGATTCCTTATTTGCCGAACGCGGCCAGCGCGTTTTTAAGTTGAGCAATATTTTCTGGGTTGATTTCGTCGGTAGCGCCCGGCATACCTTCAGGGGTGGCAGCAGCGCCTGGCTTGCCGCCGGTTAATGCTTTAAGAAGTTTTCGACGCTCGGAGCGTGGCGCGTCGGTTTTTGCCAGCATCGCGTCAAGCTTGCGCAGCGCAGCTGCAGGGCTGTCCTCGCCATCAGCAATCTCATCTGCTGCCAATAGGCGATCTGCAAAACCTTTTTCAACCGCATCGCTGCCGCCGATATAGGTTTCGGCATCCATCATCGCGTCGATGGTGACCGCATCCAGACCGGTTCGTGCGCCATAGATATCGTTCATCGCCTTATCAAAAGGCACCATGTCCGCCGCTATCTGCTGCAGGTCGTGACGGTTGCCCATCGCGTAGACCCAGCAGTTATGGATCATCAGAAAGGCACCGCGACCAATCTGCACCTCATCACCGGCCATCGCGATAATCGACGCAGCAGAAGCAGCGAGGCCCAGCACCTTGACGGTGACTTTCCCTTCGTACTCACGCAGCAAGTTGTAAATCGCCAGGCCTTCGAACATGTCGCCGCCCGGCGAATTGATATTCACGGTGACGTCAGCACCGCCGATTGAGCGGAGCGCGGCAGCAATACGGCTGGCGGTGACGCCGTCGCCGTACCAGTCAGCGCCAATGACGTCGAACACGGAAATGCTGTTGTCATCACTCTTTGCGGCCTTAATGCTGCCGTTCCAGCGATCCATTGCAGAAGACGGCAGATCGCGGTTTTCGCGCGCAAAAGGCCGCCCCTCCGGCGCTGCCGGAAGACTTTTTACTGTCATTGGGGTTGCTCCTAAGCCGCCTTTTTAAGCGGTGATTGTTCGAAAGGAATATCAGGGAAAACGGCGTTGTGAACTTCGCGCAACAGTGTGGCCCTTGCGGCGGTGCTGTTTTTGCGCAGGTCTTCAAGCGGTGTCAGGTTCAGCTGTACGGTATAGATATCACCACCTTCAATCGGCGGCAGATTCTCCAGGCGGCGCACGTCATTACGGGACATCCAGCCGTTCTGCAGCGCGGTGGTGTAATAAGCAGAGCGTCCGGCGCTGTCAGCACGCAGCAGGCCTTCAACGGAGAACTCAGCAAACAGGTCTTCATCACCGTTCAGCAGGCAGCGTGAAATCTCCTGCTCAATGTTCACCAGCATCGGGCGCAGCGTATTCGTCAGGAACAGCAGGTTCATGCCTTCAACGCTCGACGCCCAGCTACTCTGCTTGTCAACGTGACCAACCATAAAGGGCGGCACGCGGAACCAGCGGCAGATTTCCTCAATGCTGAATGATCGTGACTCCAGCATCTGAGCATCTTCAGGGTTAAGGGTGATGCCCTGATAAGACATATCACCTTCAAGCACCATCACCTTGCCCGCGTTTTTTGATCCAACGAACCGGTTAAGGTTTTCGCGGTTCTTCTGTCGCTGTTCTTTTGTCAGCAGATTCTTTGAAAGAAAGAAGCCTGACGTCTGAATACCGTTTTCAAAAATTTTTGCGGCTGACTCTTCGACCGCCATCGCTGCGCCAAACACGTCACGCCCGGTACGCATCGGCATCATTCCGCATACGCCATCCAGACCAAAGCCCCGGATGTGCATCATGTTTTTAACCGGGATGATGCGCGGCACACCCTTCTCTGTGTAGGTGTACTGCAGTTCGCCGCTGTCCAGTCGCTCCACCTTCATGCACTGAGGAAGAAGCGGAACCAGTGAGACCAGCTTGGTGCCGATCATCTTTTTCTCAACGTAGGCATTACCACGCAGGCATATGCTGGCAACCACCATCAGCATGAAGCGCGACGGCGTCATTTCGCTGTTGGGACGGCGGCACAGTAACTGATAGGCCGGATGATTAAGCGCCAGCTTGCGGGAACCGTCAGCTGCTCGCTCATATACCTTCATCGGCAGAGTTGAAACTGACTCACTCAGCAGGCGCACACAGGCCCATACAGAGGCCAGCGCCAGCGCTTTCTCTGCTGTCACGACCTTACCGCTGCTGCTTGTGCCGTACCATTCCTGCCAGAACGCAGCATCATTCAGTCCGATTGACTCACCGAGCCAGTTAACAATCGCGCTCTTAATGCGACCCGGCTGTTTTTTTTCCTTCATCAGATACCTACCATAATCGGGTCATCAAAAAAGTCATCAGGATCGCCGCTGTCCACCAGCACCGCATCCTCTGCTGCACCGATTGCCATCGCGGAAGCCACCACGCCGTCGATACGGCCGGTGCTTTTCTTCTTGGCAAATATGCGGTTGTCCTTCTGGTCAGCCTCAAGCACCGCAGATGCGGCATTCCAGCGAAGGCAGGGATTAGGGCGTATGACAAGCACCCTGTTGTTTAGGTGCTCTTCAAACAACTCAATTGATCGCGGCATCCAAAGCCCGGACTCCTGCGCCTTATAAAACCCTTGTCCGTGCGGAACAAGGTCAACGCTCACAGACTCGCTTTCGAGTTCTGGCTCCAGATACTTGATACGGTACTGGTCAAACGCGATGCACTTAATGTCGTATCTGGCTGCGAGCTCACCGATGCGCACCGCTACAAAACCGTAGTTGACTGCCTTACCCGGTGGTGCGTGAATGAAGCCATTACGCAGCCAGGCGTCATAGGGAACGTGGTCAGTCTTGGCTCTCTCCAGCAGGGAATCTTTCGGCGTCCAGAACTCAACTAAAAGCTTTTTGGATTTCGGAAAGTAAAGCGCCAGCGCGGTCAGATCGCGGGAGCCTGAGAGGTCCAGCCCGCCATAGCACTCTTCGCCCGCCAAATCTTCCGGGTCAAACTCCTGCTCGCATTTCATCCAGGTGTCGCTGTCAATCCACGGATCGGACGCTTCCACCCACTGGCAGAAGTTCAGGCGTCGGACAATGCTCTCTTTTGATGGCATGCCGCGGGCCTGAGTCACCTGCTCCCGCAGGTATTTATCCGTGAAGGTCTGACCCAGCGACGGGTTAGCTTTACCCCAGCAGGCTTCATCTTTAAACGGGTCGTCGCCCTCATCCAGCGAACAGATGAAGCTGAAAAAGCTGTCATCGACTAAATCACCAGCTGCCACCTTGCGACCGTATTCGTGATATTCGAAACAGACACTGGTTTTATCGTGGCCGCTGTTGGTGATGAGGAACATCAGCGCCTGACGGCGGCCCTTTGTACCGGCGCGCATCATCTCAACAA